AATAATATTCAAATCATACAAGAATGATTCACCACCAACTTCACCCTGATCAGTAATCTTAAATTCTGCCAGTTCATCAGTGATTTCCATCTTATATGCCTTGCAACCGGCTTTCATTACAACATCACCTTTAAAAGCACCTGCTTCATCCAATGTCAATGCAGCTTCAGCTTTCGTAGGATAATCCGGCCATGTAGCAACATCCTCGTGATAACCATAAATAATAGAAGGTACAATACCACCCATATTATCCATGTTATCGCAATCCATAGCTTCGTTAATATCGTCTAAAGCGATACATTTATTGTCATCTGCCATAGTTAGATAAATTAAAACATTAATAATTAATCAGCCAGTACATAAGTACCTGTAACCTCTGTCACTTCATCTGCAGTCGGAGTATGTTTGGTTGAAGCCGGAGTAGTATAACCAGCAGCAGTTGAATACTCAACCTCATATTCCTTAACCGGAACAGCCACGTATGTACCACTTTCACGCCAAACAGATTCACCCTTAATACGCCAACGGGCACCATTAGCGATAGCCAGTTCCGGAGTAATAGTAACCTTGATATATCCAAATGGATTAGTACCTGCAGGATCCAAAGGTCTGTCATTGATACAGAATTCTGATTTATGAACAGAAGCGAACTGGAAACCTATAAGATATTTGCCGGCTGCATCAAAAGTATAAGGATTACCTGAAGCGAACGGTTTCAAAGATTTGAAGTCAGACTGTTTGTCAAAACCAAAGAATACATTATTCTTGGTAGTCAGAATAACGAGCTGTGAGTTTTCAGGAAGATTGCCAAGTCTGACCAGTTCACAACGTTTTTTTGAACCGACAAGATATTTGGTTTCGGAAGTCTCCTCAGTCTGACCTATAATAATAGTACCTTCATCCTTTCGCCAGTCATCATACATATCACCTATCTGTTCAGAGATGAACATCTTGATGTTCTTTTTCTTTCTGAACGTGTTAGGCATGTGTCTCCACATCTCAAGCAATTTCTCACCTACATTAGCACGAGTAAGCTCTCCTGTAGCATATACGTTTCCTTCAAGTGATGTGATATCACCAACTGCACAACCATCTGTAACAATAGTACCAATACCATCGAAAGCATCAGTAATTTCTTTTTTCTCATTATCAGCAGAATAACGAGCTATAATAATCGCATTATAAAGATCATTCGAAGCCAGTTCAAGACCATGCTGAATTATCCATAACTCAAAAGGA